TTCCAAAGGCTTAATGCCGTCCCTACTTGTCTCTGCAAGACCCAAGTGTCTACATATAATGCTTGTATCAACATGAATCTTGAAACCATGATTTTTAGCGTGAGTCATGAATGTGAAATCTTCACTTGTTTTTTCTAAAGGATGAACATCTGTTCTGTCACATTGCCATTGAAACCAACGACATCTGTTGCTTAAAGGAGGAAGTGTTTCAATAACTTGGCGACTAATAAGCAAACAGCCAGCGCCAACTAAATCCACTTCTATGACAGAATTTTCTGGATAACTAGTTACCCATTGCGGTCCTTGATCGCTATGGCGTAACATGCAAGGAACAAGAGGCATCATTCTTCTGTAGTAAAGACCTGATACTATTGGCAATCTATGAGACATAAGTCTCAAAATAGTATCAGGAGGACATATAACATCATCATCGAGAAAGAAAAGATATTCCCAACCTAGTTCTAGAAGTTTTTGACAACCACTATTTCTAGCATGATCAAATGGCATACCTGTAACAAATGTATATGTGCCATTTGGGATCAATAGTTGTTTAAAGCCCATGGCCCAAGTTGTTGTTACAAGCTCTCTTGTAAGAGTAACAACTAAAACCCTTGGATTATTGATTTCTTGATTTAGTATTTCCCAAGAACCCGGCATAAATTATGCTCTTTATGTTTTTGACAATAGTGTCAATATTATTATAATAGTGTATGAGCAATTTTCAAAAAATTTATTCTACCAATACTAGGCCTGAATTTCAAAGGATTCCTCCAATGAACGAAATAGTACCAATTGATGAACGCATCGAAAATGTTATGCAAGCAATTAAAAAGATGGAAGATGCGTTTCTTGAAATTCAACAGCCTAGAACTGCTTATGTTCTTGAAAAGTTTGTAGTTGGACAACATGACACGATTGAATCGCAATACGCTCAATGTGTTTTGGAGCTTCAGATCAAATATGATAATCTTCGTCGTGCAAAACTGAATAAAAAGAAAATTGAAATTAAAATCAAAGAAGCTGAAGACAAGGACACGGAGTTAGATCAAATTGAAGCTGATCTTATGCGTATTGATCTTGAGGAACAAGATCGTGCCGTCTTAGGCGCTCTTCGTGAATTTGAGGCACTTTATAAGATATGGCAGAGTTTCCCAAAGAAATTCACCCGTGCTGAACTTGATGCTGGCCAAGAAGAATATTGGCGTTTGCGTTTGGCAAGGCAAGCACAACAAGATTTGCAAGCAACAGGCAGAATTGGAGTTGGGAATAGTGAGGCATTGCGCCAGATAGGCATGATGGGAACACCGCAACTTGATCATGTCCGTCAAGTTGAAAAGAAGTATCTTGAAGTTGGCGATGTTAAAGTATTGATTTGTATCCCAACTAGGGAAAAAGCTGAGACAATTCCAGCATTGGAAAAATTAGTTATTCCATCTGGAGTTCAAGTCAAGTATCTTAATGTTTTCGGCAGAACAACCGCTGATGCATATAATGAAGCAATTCAAACTGCTCTTAACGATAAAGCCGATTTCATGTTGACAGTTGAGGATGATACATTTCCTCCACCTGACGCATTCCAGCGCATTTTGAATCGTTATCGTGAAATTGGTAATCCTAAAGTTGTTCTTGGTGCTTATTATGTTAAGAAAACTGAATATCGTGAAGGTGTTCATATTCAAGTCATTGCCGGAAAAAGGCAAGCACTAACTTTACAAGATAATGACACAAATGTTCATGAAGTTTATACAATTGCCCAAGGATTTACATTGTTCCCAATCGAATGCTTTTTACAAACAGAATATCCTTGGACTGTAACTACTCCGCATCTCACACAAGACAGTTTCTTATCGCAAAAGTTGCGTGAGAAAGGTTTTAGATTGCTTGTTGATGCGAGTATCCGTTGTAAACATCTTGATGTGACAACTGGAAAATTTTATGAATGATCTTAAATGTGAGCTTGTTTTTCCAACAACGATATTTGTTTGTGATTTGAATGATTACTATCGTGAACAGTTAATTGATTATACAAGATATTGCCAAGCAAATTCTGTTGGTGTTTCAAAAACTAACATGAATGGTGGTTGGCAAAGTGTTGACAATTGGCTTGATAATTCTGCTTGTTCTGATCTGAAGCGTGACTTGGATGCTTTATTGGTTCTTATTACGGAATCATTAAACATATCTGAAAAACTGAAAATATTTAATTCTTGGGTTAATGTAAATCCAACTGGTGCTTATAACGCAGCACATACACATCCAAGGAACTACTTATCGGGTTGTTACTATTTGCAAACACCAAGGGATTGTGGGAATATAGTGTTTTATTCGCCTCTTCGTGAAAAAGAGATGATTGATGCTAATTACAAAGATTTTAGCGTTATAACGGCAAATAATCTAATTTATCCTGCTGTTGCAGGTAGAGTTTATTTGTTTCCATCTTGGTTGCAACATGGTGTTCAAACAAATATGTCCTCTGAAGATCGAATCAGCATGAGTTTTAATGTGTTTTTTGATAAGTTTTAGGCTTCAATGTTGTTATAAAGCCAAATTTGTGATGCGCCAAATGTTCCTGAAAGTGTCATGGTTGTTTGTGGATATACCCAATTGAGGCCGTTGATGCATTGAAGTGTAAAAGCACTTATTCTGTTTTCATTTGCAGTAGCTGATGAATATAAAGGTGAATTTGAAAGGCCTGCATTGGAAATAAAGTTGATATTAGCATAAGCTGAAGCAGCACCGGCTGCTTTTCTAAAGTTTGAAACGCCAACGGCATCAGTTGCCAAACCGGGGAATCCTTGTATCCAATAAATAGCGTTTCCGCTGATATTGTTCCAAGGTCTAGAATTCAATGAACCGCTGACATTATATGTTTGAGCAGTCGCCTCTGTGAAATCCATAGGTCTTGTAACACGATTATCCCAATTCCAGACACCACGATATTGTCTACCATCTGAAACAACTCCTGAACCAGTTGCATATACTGTTCCAACAACTCTTCGTGTAGTTGTGCCAGATTTGACTGGAACTCCGTTGATGTATTGGATTGCGTCCGCTCTTGTGTTGGTATTAGTCCATACTGTTGACAATTCAAGTGCTGGCACTCCAGCATTGTTGTAACAATAAACATCATAAACAGTACCAGATGTAACAGTAGATGTTGCCAAAGAAACAGATGTGCCAGATGTGGTGAATAATCCCCAATTTGTGCCATCATAAAGCGATATTGTATCACCATTGTATGGAACAAGATAAAGAGTTGCTTGTGATGTCAAGTCACCGCTTGTAATGGGAACGCCTGAAACAACACTTATTCTGAAATTGTTTTTCTTGGCTGTGTTGTTTGTAATTTCTCTTCCAAAATGATTAAATCCAATTTGGTTTAATTGAATATCACCGCTGCTAATTCCTCCGCTTCCTATGACTGATCCAAATACAGCGCCTGATGCAATATGACCGCTAAAAATACATCCAGAACTTAGGTGATATTGACCTATCTGGCCCGATGCTATTGAACCTGATAGGACAGGGGCGTATACCTTTATTATACCGTCTACTCCAGCTAGACCATATCGAGCCTGACTCAAATTGGCACTTGCTTGTGCCGATGTTGTATCATTTGAATAAGTAAGTTTTTCTGCTGTTACTTGATTGCCTGATGAATTACCACCAGCGAAGTAACCTTTCTGTGATCCTTCAGTAACGCCAGCCAAATAACCTCTTGCTTGGCTTAAATTCGCTGAAGTTTGCGCTGCTGTTGTGTCACTTGTGTATGTTATTTTGTCTGATGTTACAACACCAAGGCCGAGATTACTAGAAATACCACCAGCAAAATATCCTTTCGTGTTTTCCCCAGAACAACCAGTCAAATAATACCTAGCTTGACTTAAATTGCCTGTAGTTTGTGCTGTCGTTGTGTCATTTGAATATGTTATTTTATCGGCTGTTGTTACAGTTACATTAGCCAAACCTGTCATGCCACCAGCAAAATAACCTTTTGTTCCTTCGCCAGAGCAACCAGCTAAACCTAGTCTCGCTTGGCTTAAATTTGCTGTTGTTTGTGCTGATGTCGTATCATTTGAATAAGTGATTTTATCGGCTGTAGTAGCATAACTGCTTGAGTAACCGCCAGCAAAATATCCTTTTGTTCCTTCTCCCGAGCATCCTGCCAAACTATCTCTTGCTTGGCTTAAATTTGCGGTTGTTTGCGCTGCCGTAGTATCATTTGCGTATACTAATTTGTCTGCCGTTGCAACTTGAGTGCTTAATGTAAAACCACCAGCGAAATAACCTTTTGTTAAGCCTTCAGAAATTCCAGCTAAATATTGTCGTGCTTGGCTTAAATTTGCGGTTGTTTGCGCTGCTGTAGTATCATTTGCGTATACTAATTTGTCTGCCGTTGTAACAGGAGAATTTGTGCTGCCTCCTCCAAAATACCCTGCGATTCCTCCGATCATGGACAAATAACCACTATTTATCGAACCAGAACTAAGATGCATTCTTCCTATTTGACCTGAAGCAATGCTACCTGATACAATAGAATTATTGGCAAGTAAACCGCTTCCAATACTTCCAGATTGTAAATTGAAAATAGCAGCGCCAGATGATAAATGAAAATTGCTCACTTGTCCCGATGCAATGTTTACTGATACAACACTATTGTTTGCCAGTTGACCGCTATTTAATAAGCCGGAACTGAGATGCATCTGTCCAATTTGACCCGATGCTATGCTTCCTGATACAATTGAGTTGTTGGCAAGCAATCCACTTCTTATACTTCCTGATTGTAAATTAAATATCGCTGCTCCTGAAGACAAATGAAAATTGCTCACTTGTCCCGATGCGATGCTTCCTGAAACGACACTATTGTTTGCCAGTTGTCCGCTATTTATGGCACCGGAAGAAAGATGAAAACGACCCAATTGACCAGATGCTATGCTTCCTGATACAACGGAGTTGTTTCCTATCAATCCGCTACTTATGCCGCCTGATAAATTAAATACTGCTGCTCCTGAAGATAAGTGAAAGTTACTTACCTGTCCTGATGCAATGCTCCCAGACACAACGCTGTTGTTTGCTAATTGTCCGCTGTTGACCGCTCCTGAACTTAGGTGCATTTGTCCAATTTGTCCAGATGCTATGCTTCCTGATACGACCGAGTTGTTAGCCAATAAGCCACTAGCCAAACTACCTGACTGAATGTTATAAATGGCTGCGCCAGATGACAAATGAAAATTGCTCACTTGTCCCGATGCGATGCTTCCTGACACAATACTATTATTGGCTAATTGTCCACTATTTATTGCGCCGGAACTGAGATGCATTTGTCCAATTTGGCCCGATGCAATGCTTCCTGATACAATTGAGTTGTCAGCTAATAGTCCGCTTGATATACTTCCAGACTGAATATTGTAAATAATACTGCCTGATGACAATTTGAAGTTACTGACTTGTCCTGATGCAATGCTTCCTGAAAGGACTATTCCTGAAGCTAGGAGTCCTTGAATTTGTCCGCTGATTACGATAAGCCCATTACGAGCTATAAATTCAGTTGCCATTTATCCTTCTATTAGGTTATAAATTCTCATATCTGTACCGCCAAAGTTGCCTGAGGCCGTATTATACTCATTAACATAAGCCCAATTTAAGCCAGTAATACATTGTATCCATCCAGCGCCGTATTTATATTCGGTAGAGGCAGATTGAGTTGAAACCTGAATGCCGTCTATTGCCGCATTTGTTACAACATCTGAAACTGAATAACCTGTTCCTGTATTTCTATATATTCCCATAAAAATTGACATTTGTGCGCCTATGCCACCAATTCCCTGAATCCAATACAGTGCATTTCCGCTATTATTATTCCAAGGTCTTTTGTTGCCAGAACTTAAATAAGTGTGTCCAGAAACAGCATTAAAGTCCATAGGAGTCAATACACGGTTGTCCCAATTCCAAACTCCACGATATTGTCTACTGTCATCAATGACACCAGAGTTTCTGGCCCAAACTGTTCCAATAAATCTTCTTGTAGTAGCACCAGACTTAACAGGAACTCCATTCAAATACTGAATTGCATCTGCTCTTGTGTTAATATCAGTCCATTTTGTTGAAAATTCTAGAGTTGGTACTCCAGCGTTGCTATAACAATAAACATCATAAGGAAATCCAGAGGCAAGAGCCGCTGTGGATATAGACACAGATGTGCCAGATGCTGTTACTGGAGCCCAATCTGATCCATCAAATAAAGAAATAGTTTCGCCATTATAAGGAACCATGTAAATAGTTGTTTGTGATGTTAATTGGCCGCTTGTAACAGGTAATCCAGAAACAACACTAATTCTAAAATTATTTCTTTTTACATCATTATTATAAACTTCAATTCCTAAATGGTTGAAACCTATATTACCAGAAAGAATGTCACCACTTGTTATTCCTCCGCTGCCAATAATTACATTTTGGTAACGAAGTGGACCATCAACTCCTGCTGGTCCACCTCTTGCCTGAGAAAGATTATTTGAAGCTGATGTTGCGTCAGTTGTAAAGTTTAGCTTATATGTCGCAAGGGTAACTGCTCCTGTGTTGCCACCAGCCACATATCCTGCTGTTCCTTGATTAGATGCTCCTGTGGCAGTATTTGTACCAGTAGTCAAGTTGGCTGAAGTTGTAGCCGTGCTTACATCTGTTGAATAGGTGATTTTGTCTGCTGTTGTGACGCTTGCGCTTGCAGTATAACCACCTAAAACATATCCTTTTGTTGTTCCTTCAGACAAGCCAGCGCCTAAAGAACGACCCTGCGATAATGTCGCTGTTGTTGCGGAAGCTGCTGTTTCAGTCGAATATGTTAATTTGTCAATTGTAGTGATTCCGACAAAACTTCCCGTGTAGCCACCACACAAGTAACCTTTAGAGCCTTCGCCATTTACTCCGACTGCGGCTGTTCGTGAACTAGATAGGTTAACTCCAGCAACAGCGGAAGAAGTATCATTAGAATATGCAATTTTATTTGAGTTACTTAAATAACTGTTAAATCCTTTGGATGCTCTGTCTCCTGTTGAAGCAGCTTGATAGTTTGCTGCTGTTAAATCACCAGTAAAACATCTAAATGTCACATCATTGCTGTAAGTTAATCGATCAGTTGTTGCAACATTCGCTCCTGTATTTCCACCACAAAAATAACCCTTTGTGCCTTCTCCGCTGTTTCCTTGTTGCCTTGATTCTCTTGCTTGAGTGAGATTTGCTGTTGTAACTGCTGCTATTGTATCATTTGAATAATTTATTTTATCTGTTGTTGCAGCAACTCCAACGGTTATGCCACCTGCTATATAACCCGCTGTGCCATAAGTGATGAACCCATAAACAGAACCAGAGGAAAGGTTTCCACTTCCAACACATCCAGAACTCAAGTGAAATTGACCAACAGAACCGCTGGCTATATTTCCTGATGTCACACTATTGTCTGCCAAGTGACCACTATTGACCGCACCCGAACTAAAGTGCATCTGACCAATTTCACTTGATGATATGGAACCTGATACCACAGATGCGTTTGCTAGTAGTCCACTTTTAATACTTCCAGATTGTAAATTAAATATTATTGCTCCAGAAGAAAGCGAAAAGTTGTTTATCTGTCCACTTGCAATGCTTCCAGAAATAACACTATTATCAAATAAATGACCACTATTCACGGCTCCAGAGGATAGATGCATTTGCCCAATTTGGCCTGAAGCAATGCTTCCCGATACGAC